TTATACTAGTATTTAAGTCAACAAGAAAACTTGTATCTGTGGGAACAAAGAGAGAATCAGTTTGCAGAGGGCCGATTGGTCAAACGGATCGTTGCTGTGATGATGGGACGTCGACTGGCGGCGAGGTGATGCTTGCCAGCAGGCTTACATGTTGATGATCGAGCGGCGGACGCGGCCGACGATGATGGGGTCGTTGTCCGGGAAGATCGGTTCGTGCTGGGGGTTGGTGGAGACGGGCTCGAAGCGCATGGGGCCGGAGCGGTAGCGCTTATAGGTGGCGTTGCCTTCCACGTCGGAGATGACGTAGCAGCCATTGGGAACGAGGTTGCGATCATTGCGATCGACGAAGATGATGGAGTCGGGCGGGGAAATCCTGTCCATGGAATCGCCGCTGACTTTCAAGGCAATCCAGTCTCCCGAGGCCGGTAAATCCGCCACGCGGATGAGGCCAAGGGCTTCGTCGGCGATGTCATCACGGATCATGGCGCCAGCGCTGACCCAGGCGAGATAGGGCACGATCAGGGTGGGAACGCCCTCTGCATCCGGCGTGTAGGATGGGTCGAGTTCATGGACGCTGACGCCGAGCGCCTGGGCAAGGGCTGGAAGTTCAGTGGTCTTTTCAGTCAAGCCGGTCTCGAGCTGCGAGATGAGCTGCTGGCTCACACCCGACAGTTCCGCAACTTTCGCCTGCGAAAGATTTTTGATCTTCCTGATCGATTTCAGATTTTCGCCAATAATTCCCATGGCTTAGTTTCTACCAGAACACTTGTGGAAACGCACACAAGGAAACTAGTTGACGGACATCCCAATTTTTACTAGTTTCCTTGTATGAACAGATTTCGTCATCACATCGCACAGTCCGCTGAGGCTGACGGCTTCCGGGTCGGACCCGGCTCGGCAGGGAGCGGTTTCAAGCCGTTCGTTTGCCGGTCAAGGGTAGCGGACCGAGAGGTTTGCGCCAAAGGGGCTGTGGCGGTTGAGACGGTGCCTGTCTTGCGAATCGCGAGGGATGGGTTTGTCCCTCGTCTGGACCTGCGCCCCGATGCCTTTGGCGAGCGGCAGGCAGCGAAGCGGAGGACCGATATGGCCTTTGCGACGCTGGCCGCTCCCGGCATCGGGGCGGGGCAAAGGCGGGTTTTGACCTTTATGGAGGATCGGCGCGCATGAGTTCTGTCCGTATCGAAGCATCCGCGCAGGCGCGCCGCGCCGCGTTTCAGACACGCTATATCGGCTGCCGCGAATGCCGGCGCCCGCTTTCTATCGAACACCAGATCGAGCGGTTCTGCGACAGGTGCGGAACGGTGACGCCGGTCGAAATCCGGGAAGGAAAGAATGATGACTGATGTTCTGGACAGACCCGGCTTCGGCGTGGCGCGCTGGAAGGCGGTTGCCGAATACCGAAGCCAGGCCGGTATCGTCGATGTCGAGCACGCGATCGAGGAACTGGACGAGCTGCACGACCTGATCGAGCGCGGGCCGGATTGGAGTACGCTGGTCAAGATCACCGTGACCTTTGCCCGCCCGGTTTGCGGGTTGCTGACCATCGAGGAGGCCGCGCGGCTATGACCCAATGCAACAGCAACATGCAGCCTGTGGCAACCGATGATGATGAGGATGTGAGCCTCTATTTCGAGGCGTTCGAGGCCGAGCTTCTTTGCGAGGTAGACCGCATCAATGGCGAGCGACTGGCGGCCTGATGGCTGCGGTGTTTGCCCCATGACTGAGTTCGAGATTTCGGCGGTTCTGCCGCTGGATCGAAGGTTTTGATCGCGTCTCCTCCCTGGCGATCAAAAACGGGCTGACGGCTTGTCCTCCCGGGCCGTCAGCCCAACCCTCCAATCCTTGAAGCCTTTGCCGTCTCGAGAAGACGGTTCGAAGCGTTTGTCGGGAAGATCCTGCGCGGGAACGCCGGCCTTTTGGCCCGAAAACTCTCAGCCGTACCCTGAAGGTGCGGCCGATATCACCATTGCCAATACCACGCCTCACGTCTGCGCCTGCGGTTCAGACGACAGGCGAACTTTGCCGCCTGATGGCGAGGAAGCGGGAACACGCATGAGCAAGGCACTGACACTTTTTCGCTCCGGCTATGACACGGCCGAGATCGCCTACATTCTGGGGCGTTCCGAAGCGGATGTTTACAACGAGCTTGCACGGCTTCGTGAAGAAAGCCGGGCGGCGAATGTGGCGGTGATCAAGTATCACCCGGCCAAGGATGCCTGGGGCACGCCGCCGATGCGCGCGGAGAATGCCAATGGCTAACCTGCCTTTCATGCCGTTCTGGACCGATGCCTATCTGGCCGACACGGTGCATCTGACCACCGAGCAGCATGGCGCCTATCTGCTGCTGCTCTTCCAGGCGTGGCGTTCCCCCGATTGTTCGCTGGCCGATGACGATGAACTTCTGGCGCTGCAGGCCAAGGTTTCGCCGGCCAAGTGGCGGGCGATGAAGCCGGTGGTGATGGCGTTCTGGAAGCTCGACAAGCGGCGGAAGAAATGGGTGCAGAAGCGGCTGCGGATCGAGCGCGAAAAGGCCATGGAGCGCAAGGCGAAAGCCAGGGATAGCGCCGTAACCCGCTGGAAAGCTGAGAAAAACAGCGATGCGAAGGCATTGCCAAAGCACAGCGAAGGCTCTGCTTCCAGAGTCACACCCATAGAAGAAAAATCTGGCGATTTTTCCAAAGGCGCTCGCGCGCCGAAAAAATCATCCCGCGATTTGTTGATGGAGGCGTTTCAGGATGTCTGACCTCATTGCCAAGGACCAGTTCGACCGGCTGCCGGAGCGGTACCGTGAGCGTGCGCGGCAGATTGCCCTGCGGGTGCAGGAGATCGACCGGCTGCTTGCGCCTGCCGCGCCGGAGACCATTCGCGATACGGCCCTTCGGCTGATCGGCCAGTTTCGTCCGCAGCCGGGCGTGGATGTGGCGGCGTTTGGCCGGGAGTTTCGCGGGGTTTGCGCCGACCTGCCGGAATGGGCTGTGTGCGAGGCGGCCAATGATTTCATTGCCGGGCGCGTGGCCAACCATACCGGCCAGTTCGTGCCGACCTGTGCGGAGTTTGGCAAGCAGGCGAGAGCCATCATCGCGCCTTTTCATGCCGAACGCTATGCGCTGCGCATCGAAGCATCGCGGCTTTTCGACCGTGCGGCGGATGAGAAACGGCGGGCGATGATTGCCATCGAGCGGGCTGATCCTGCGGTCAAAGCGCGGGTGAGGGCGATTGTGGCGGAGGCGCGTGCGGGGGCGCCGGCGAGGGTCGGGTTCCTGCATGGCTCTCTCGACCCGCAGGTGCAGGCGACTCTGGATGCGATGAAGAAGACGCCGCAGCACCCTTCCAAGATTTCAAAGACACGCATCGGCAAGGACGACAGACGATGAGCCTCTATCCTCAGACACAGCTGAATTTCACCCTGATCCAGACCAACCGCGTGGACGGCTTCATGCGGCTTGTCAGTCCGCTGGAATACCGCGCGCGTGACAGCATGGCGGACGCGGCGCGTCACCTTCTTCAGAAATATCCCGACGCCACGCTGCATCTGGTGCGCAGCGATGTGCGTGCGCGCTGGCTGGTCAGGATCCGGATGGAGATGGTGGTGCATTTTCGCGATGCGCTGGGCAAGACCTACCCGCAGATCGCCCGCTTCATGCGCCGCGACCACACCTCCATTCTGCATCTCTACCGCAAGGCGAAGGCACAAGCTTTGGAGGGCGGGGCGTGACCGGCACGGTTCCAGAAGCGATCCACCAGGCAAAGGCGGCGGCATCGCAACGCAAGAAGCGGGAAACGGCGATCCACCGCATTCTCGACCAGTATCAGCAGGGCCGCGGTGCATCGGCCTGCATGGACGACATCAAGCGCATCCTGGCGCGCGATTAACAACGGAAAAGGACGAGCAGCATGACCAGCAAGGCCGAAAAACTGAAGCAGAAGCGCGGACGGCGCAAGGTGATCAATGTGGCGCGCGAGCCGAATGGTCGTATCTCACGATCCGGCCGTGCCCACGCGCCCGCAGACAGCGTGGCGCTGAAGGCGCGGGCAAGCCGCATGGGCGTGACGATGGAAGAGGCGAGGGACCCGCGCGCGGCAACCTATATCGGCACGCTGAACATGCTCGGCAAACGCGACGGCCTGAGCGACGACCAGTATGAGGGCGCGGTGCGGTTTCTGGAACTGCGCCAATCGTACATGATGGCGATCAAGGCGCCGGATGGGGAGCGCGACAAAAGCGAGCGCAGCACGCCCTCCCAGACGATCAGCGAGGATTACGAGAAATGGTGCAAGGCGGTGATTGCCCGCTATGACGGATGCCGCAAGACCATCCAGACCGCACAGAACGAGCTACGTCAGAACCTTTGGGCGGCGCTTGATTTCTGCGTGACCAAGGGCGAGCGGCAGCACCATATGCTGGGGGACTTGCGGGTGGTGTGCAATGTGCTTGCGCGGTTTTTTGGGGTGTGATGGAGGGGAGAAGCGGCGTTCGCGGCGGGTGCGCCGCCGCGATATTTGCAGGCCTTACGCTCCAGGGCTAGGCCTGAAACTTCATGGCGTAAGCGATAGAGGGATGGTCGGGTCAAGCCCGACCATCATGGCGGCGGAGTTTTGACCACGGCGAGGTCGTCCGTGGCCTTACTGGCTCACGCTGCCTTCGCGGCTGGCTGCGATCATTCATCGCTGACCAAGGGCCACGACTCAATCGGAGCCTCCGCAGTTCGGACATCTTTATAGGTCGAGCTGATCTTGTTCAGCACCGCCTCATCATCCGAATCGATCTCATAGAAAGTGCTGTCGACGGCCCGGATGATCACCCACCGTTTGTCTGAACGGGTGGGTTCCAAGCCGACAAACTCTCCCCAGATAACTTGCAGGGTCTTCTCAGCTAAGGCGGCCAAATCAAAGCCCGAAAGCTGGACATCGTCCTGCGCCAAGCGCTCAAGCTGTTCGCCCCCTTCACCGGTAGCCTCAAACCACTCGTCCCCCGATATGGACGACTTGACTGTCGAGACGACCCAGCGTCCTTCCAAAGAACGGGGTGCTAAGAGCCGCAGCAAGTCTCTGAGATCAAGGGCAAGAACGTGTTGGTTGAGGTCATAGACCCTGAGTGTCGTCATGGTATCCCCCGCGCGCCCCAAGGTCGCATTAGTAGAAATACTCTGTCAACCGGGCCAAAGCGGCGCGGCGTGCGGGCGGCTCTTCTCGCGATTGACCAAGTCGCTTCGCTCTTCGGGCCGTTGATCAAGGACCGCCAATGGCGGGCAGGACAGGACGAAAATTGGCTTTTATATTTTTTTGCCCGGAGCGATTTTATCGTTTGACTTTTCTTCCCGAAACAGCGATAAGTGACATGTCTTCATATTTGAAGAATTGTATTCGGGAGCGGCCTTCGGGTCGCTTTTTTTGCTTTTACAATCCTATTGAGAATTTAAGATTAGACTCGCCAAAAGCGCGAATCGCATATTAGATGCACCTCTAAAAGAGAGGGCGCATGGATAAGAATTTCACATTCCGATTTTACAACGTAAGCAAATCTAGCAGCCAAATTCCATCGATGGTGGCGATGCTAAGGCATGCTGCCAAAGAAAGCGATAAACAAAAGCGAGAGGTTCAGCTGGCGCAAGACTACGTTGTTCGCCTTGAAAATCTTGACGACGACGGAAGCGACGCGGTTGTCGGAGAGTTTTTGCGATGCCAAAGTACTAATCTACCAGGTGAGTTAGATGGTGCAAAAAGAAAATCGCTGACTGCGAAGAAGCTTGCTCACAGCATTGTATTCAGATTAAATCACGTGAAGGGAATACTCGGCGTACAGCATGATCCTCGTATTGTTTCATCTGGTCGGATACTTGATTATATTTCGTTTTACAATCCGTCTGCCTTATACCGACTTGATCCTAGAGTTAACAAGGATGCGTGGAAGAAGTTCAACAGTGGTGCGACGCGGAAGTTGTCCGTGAGGATAGCGAATCCTGATAGCATGGATGACTTGGGTGGCGCCGGAAAAGCGGCTTCCGAGAGTATCAAAACTATGGCCGATGCATACGATGCCCCTTCTATACTTATTGAGCTTTCCATGGGCCATCGAAAAGGCTTTCTCTCATCTAAGATTTCTGAGCTGGCTGACCTGCTTGCTCGTTCTGTAGGTCAGCATGCGAGAGTTGATAAGCTGACCGCGATAACGGTGGTAGACGATGTTACTGAGGAAATCGACTTGATAGAGGACCGGCAGGTCTTAAAAGAAACGCTGTCGATCGATGATCGCGATCCTGATAGGAATTACAGGATAAAAGTTGATTATCTTGCGAGAGAAATGAAGAAGCTAACAGGATGATCGTAATGATAGAGAGACTCGGTCCTTTTTTATTGGCGATCATTTCTTCAATATTTCTTTACTATTTTCGTAGTGATATTTTGATCTTGTCTTTAGATAAAGAAATTGATGTATCGAATATATATTCATCGGTTTTTGACTGGTCATCGATTCAAACGGGTTTCTTGTTCGCGATTTTTGGTTTCGTTGCTGGAAAGACGGGCGGGTTCATACAGCGCATAAGCGACACACCCGCGATGAAAACATTTCTGAAGTATACGAAGCGCTCTCTCTTTCTTGGCTTCGCGATCACGTTCACGTCCGTACCTCTAACTGTCACGTCATTTGACATCGCGGCGGAGGGAAGTTGGAGGTATCACGTTTTTGTAGCTTGGAGTTTCCTTGTGGTGTGGGGCTTTTTTTCATTTCTCCGGGTGGCTTATATCTTCGGTGATATCATCAAAGTGAGAGACAATACTCGGGTTCCGGGGTGAAATTAGCAGATTCGTGGGCGCGGCCTTTCCATGCCCCAATATTTTTGAGATTCGCTGCTTTTGTATGGCTAGGCCAGCCCGGTGAGTATTAAACATCGCGAAACGTGTGGCGAGCTCGCTGCTACCGCCACGTCGACGCGGTCAATTTAATTTCTCGCGATCCCCCAGACGGAATTACATCACATGACGAAACCACGGCCATTAAATCCGAGGCAACGCCTTTTCGTTGAGGAGTATCTGGTCGATCTGAACGCCGCCCACGCTGCAATCCGGGCGGGGTATAGCCGTTCGTTTTCCGACAAAGGAGCTTGGAAGCTGTTGCAGAATGCCGAGATCAGGGCTGCGATCGACAAGGCGAAGCTCGAGCGGTCGAGGCGTACGCAGATTCACGCGGACTGGTTGCTGTCGCGCCTTGCCGAAGAGGCGCTGGCGGATATTGCCGATCTTTATGATGACAATGGCGGGCTGAAGCCCGTCGATCAGTGGCCGTTGATCTGGCGGCAGGGGCTGGTTGCGGCGGTTGAGGTGAAGGAATTGTTCGAAGGGCGCGGCGAGAGCCGCGAGGCGATCGGGCGGGTTTCGCAGGTGAAGCTCAGTGACAGGATCAAGCGGCTGGAGCTGATCGGCAAGCATATCGATGTGCAGGCCTTTCGGGAGAAAGTCGAGGTTGAGGTCAGCGGGTCGCTGGCTGAGCGATTGGCGCGGGCCAAGGCGCGGGTTTTGGAGTGACGGGTTTCGTTGCTGCGGTTGACGGCGCCGGTCTGTCAGGGTGTTGGCGGGGCGTATACTTCAAGCTGCTGCGTGAGTGACTTCGATACGTGATGCATCTGATTTTCTGGTGCCGTGACGCCAGGTAGGAACTTGGAACGACAGCCCTTTGGTCGAAGGCGGAAAACCTCTCGGAGTCATCTTCGCCCTTGAGGCGAGGATCCACCGTTTCACGCCTTAAGAGTACGGCTCATGGATCCTCGGGTCGAGCCCGAGCATGACGGAGGAGGAGAGGTTTGGCCTCATCGCAACGTCGTGCGGAAGTGATAAGCGACAGAGTGTCCGGCTGAATGACTGTGTATCCAGCTAAACCGCCGGGCGTCCTATTGGACGCACAAAGGACGCTTTGCCTTTTTTGAATCTAGGCGATGCTGCAGCGGATTATTTGCGCCGTGTGATCGGAAAGATCGCGACCCGCTTCAATCGGGCGAGTGCGCGCCGATTACGACATTCAATTCCAGACATTGCAGGCTTTGCCGGGAGATCGTTCATGGGCAATGCCAAGCAGGCGAGCAAGGGCCGTGTGGATGCCGATCTCGATGCGGAGATTATCGAGGCGGCGGCGCGGTTTCAGTATGATCCGCAGGCCTGGGCGCGGTTTGCCTGGGACTGGGGTGAGGGCGAGCTTGACGGAATCGCGGGGCCGCGGGATTGGCAGGCGGATATCAATGATGAGATCCGTCAGCATCTGAACAGCGAGAACCGCTATCAGCCTTTGCAGATTGCGGTGGCGAGCGGCCACGGGATCGGCAAATCGGCGCAGATGGGGATGATGGCCAACTGGGCCATGTCCTGTTTTGCCGATTGCAAGATCGTCGTGACCGCCAATACCGAGACGCAGCTGCGCACCAAGACATCGCCGGAAGTGGGCAAGTGGTTCCGCTCCTCGATCACCAGCCATTGGTTCGAGACGCAGGCCATGTCGATCAAGTCGCGCGATCGCGGCCATGCCGATCTCTGGCGGCTGGATTTCGTCGCCTGGTCTGCCAACAATACCGAGGCTTTTGCCGGTCTGCACAACAAGGACCGGATCATCGTTCTTATGTTCGACGAGGCGTCGAAGATTACCGACAGTGTCTGGGAAGTGGCCGAAGGCGCGCTGACCGACGAAAACACCATCATCATCTGGATCGTCTTCGGCAATCCGACGCAGAATACCGGGCGGTTTCGCGAGTGTTTCCGCCGGCATCGGCGGCGCTGGATCAGGCGGCAGATCGACAGCCGCACGGTGCCCGGTACCAACAAGAAGAAACTTGCCGAATGGGTCAGCGACTACGGCGAGGACAGCGATTTCGTCAAAGTGCGAGTGCGTGGCATGTTTCCATCGACATCGGCAAAGCAGTTCATCTCCACCGAGGATGTGGATGCTGCCCAGAAGGTGCATCTGCGCAAGGAGCAATATGATTTCGCGCCGAAGATCATCGGTGTCGATCCGGCCTGGACCGGCGACGACGAGCTGGTGATCTATCTGCGCCAGGGGCTCTATGCCCGGCTTTTGATGACCATGCCGAAGAACGACAACGACATTCTGGTGGCAAACCATGTGGCGCGCTTCGAGGATGAGTTGCAGGCCGACGCGGTGTTCATCGATCTTGGCCATGGCACCGGCATCTATTCCGCCGGCGTGACGCTGGGGCGCACATGGCAGCTCGTGAGCTTCGCCGAAAAGAGCATTGATCGCGGCTGTCTCAACAAGCGTGCCGAAATGTGGAAGGGCATGCGCGACTGGCTGAAACAGGGCGGTGCGCTCGATGCGCGCGACGATATTCTCTACCACGACCTGATCGGGCCTGAGCTTGTGGCCCGCGTGGATGGCAAGCTGCAGATCGAGAGCAAGGAAGACATGAAGGCGCGGGGGCTTCCTTCTCCCAACCGCGCGGATGCGCTTGGACTGACTTTTGCCCGGCCTGTCGTGCCTAAGGGGCGGGGGGATGAGCGGTATAATCATAGCCGGGAGACCGGTTATGGTGGTGATGGGGATGGGTATAATCCGTTTAGGTGAGGGGTGTGCGTATTGTGATGCGCGGGGGTGTTGCGGCGTTTCTGTGATGTCGTCTGCTTGCCTTATTTCGTCGAAGGACCTTCCCTCCCTCATTCCTGTTCCCCGGATCAAGTCCGGGGATGTCACAGGAATCTAGCCGCCGCGCGTCCGCGTGGCGAGAGAGCTTTTCCAGACCAAGGACTTGGTCTGACTGGATCCCTGTGACGAGCACAGGGATGAGGGTAGTCGGGGAGTAGTCCTCCGCAATCCGGAAACGTTGCGTCTGTTGGGGCGACGGTGGGTCCTCGGGTCAAGCCCGAGGATGACGCAGGGTGGGGTGGGTGCTCTGTCCTAAGTGATTGTTTCCATGAAATTTAAGCCGAACGGCCTGCGGTGCGGGCTGGCTCTGTCTGTCTTCAATTCGAGGTTTTGCGATGTGTGTTTTCAAGTCTCCCAAGGTGGCGAAGCCGGAGGATCCGAAGTTGCCGATCGAGTATGCGGCGCAGCGCGAGCCGGACAGTCAGACGGTGAATGGAGCCGGGCGGCGCACGCGGGATCGGTTGCGGGCGGCGACGTCGACGATGTTGACCGGGGTTCAGGGCGTGGGTGCGCTGGATACGAGCGGCAAGAAAAACCTGTTGGGAGGCTGATATGGCCGATACGATCCGCGAACGGCATGAGCGGCGCCTGAAGGCGTTGCAGAAGGAGCGCAACCCCTATGAGGCGCAGTGGCAGGAGTTGAACGATTTCATCGTTCCCGGCCGCTACCGCAAGGGGGATGCCCGTGACCCGAAGGGGATCAACGGCAACAAGAAGATCATCGACAATTCGCCGAAGCTTGCCCATCGCGTGGCGCAATCGGGTATGCAGGCGGGGCTGACGTCTCCCACGCGGCCCTGGATGCGCTACAGCATTACCGACAAGGATCTGCGCGAGTTCGGGCCTGTCAAAGACTACCTTTATGAAGCGACACGCCGGGCGCGCGAGCGGCTGGCGGTCTCGAATATATATAATTGTCTTCATTCCGGTTATGGCGACGAGCTTCTGTTCGGGCAGTTCTGCCTGATCCTGACGCGCGCCGGGCGGCGCCTGCACGGCATTCTGCCGCCGGTCGGGCAATATTGGCTGGCGCAGAGCCAGTATGGCATGCGGGTGGATACCTGTTACCGGCGCGTGTGGATGACGGTGGAGCAGATCGTCGGGCGCTGGGTGGCAAAGCCCAATTCCCGCGATATGGACTGGTCGAACGTGTCCTCCACCATCAAGAACCTCTGGGATCGGGGCAATTACGACGAGGTGGTGGAGGTGTTCAACGCCATCGAGCCGCGTTCCGCCCGCGATCCCGCCCGCCCGACCAAGGCCAACAAGCCCTTCATGTCCAATTATTGGGAGGCGGGCCAGGACCGCGACAGGATGCTGGAAGTGAGCGGCTTCGACCGCAATCCGCTGATTGCGCCGCGTTGGGATGTGGTGGGCGAAGATGTCTATGCCGCCACATGCCCTGGCATGGATGCGCTGCCGGATGTGAAGATGCTGCAGACCGAGCAGCGCTGGAAGGGCATGGGCATCGAGCACCAGGTGCGCCCACCACTGGTGGCGCCGACGTCGCTTCGCAACAAGCGCAATTCCTCGCTGCCTGGTACCGTGACTTTCGTCGACGAGCAGAGTGTCGGAACCGCCGCCTATCGCCGTGCCTTCGAGGTGAATGTGCCGCTCGGCGATCTGGCGGCCGATATCGACGAGGCCAAGCGCCGGGTGGACCGGGCCTTCTACGCCGATCTCTTCATGGCGATCAGCACCATGGAAGGGGTTCAGCCGCGCAACCAGTTCGAGCTGACGCAGCGCAAGGAAGAGCAGCTTCAGCAGCTGGGACCGACGGTGGAGCGACAGCATCACGAGCTGATCCAGCCCTTGGCCGACTGGGTGTTCTATCAGCTGGACGATGACGACGAGCTGCCGGACGCGCCGCAGGATCTGCAGGGCGAGGAGCTGAATGTCGACAATATCTCGACGCTCTACCAGGCGCAGCTTGCAGTTTCGACCGGCTCTATCGAGCGGATGGTGAGTTTCGTCGGCAATCTTGCCGGTGCGCGACCTGACGCGGTGGACAAGCTCGATGTCGACCAGGCGATCGACGAATATGGCGATGCGATCGGTGTGGTGTCCACCATCGTGCGTTCCGACGACAAGGTGAAGGCGATCCGCGACGAGCGGGTGCAACAGCAACAGGCGGCGCAGGCGACGGAAGCCGCTGCCAAGCTGGCGCCGGCACTGAAGGATGGTGCACAGGCGGCACAGGCGCTTTCCGCCACCG